GACTAAGGCTACAGTAAAAGAGTTGCAGAAAAAGGCTGATAAGAAGCCTGAAAAGCCTACCGTAGAGGAGCCTTTTAAGAATTGGGAGTACTGGTATGGTCATAACTTCGGTAAGCCAAGGTACACTAAAACCAGGAGCTATGATGACGCAGAGACTGTGACTGCTCCTGCTGAAATAGCGGACAGCAAGTTCTATATTTTAAAAAATGTTCTTGTGGAATCGAATAATGATGTTTCCGTCTCTGTTTTGTTACAGCTTCTTAGAGAGGCTGTAATTTCTACTGCCCCTTATAGCAAAAAACGAGAACCAGGAGCCTTAAAGAAGCTTATTGGTCGGGCAGCAACGGGTGCTGGGGAGGCTTTGATCGGTCACAAAGGAGAAACTCATACAGGGGTAGCAGGAAAGATGGCAAAACCAGGGAAGGCATCGTGGAAGAAAGGTGGCATGGCAGCGTATAGAAAGGAGCTACGGCGAAGCAATACAAAATGGGATAAAGGGCCTAAGCCTGAGGCCTCCCCTGAAACTGAACCAACTCCTGCAAAGCGTAAAAGAATGCCTAGCAGAGCCTTCATTAAAAAAAAGACTCAAGATGTTTTAGCTAGTAAGAAAAAAACCGCGCCTAAAGAACATGAGGGTGTGGGTGGTAAAGCACACAAAGAATGGCAAGCCGCTCAAGCTGAACGAGGGAGAGCAAAGGATGCCGCACGGGCTGGTAAAAAGGAGCTTCCAGGTGGTAAGGCTGGAGAGGAGTGGAGAGCTTCAAGATCTGCTACTGGAGCGGCGAAGTCTACTGGAGCGGCGAAGGATGTTGGAAACCCTAAGGATCGAGCTTCAATAGTAAAAAGAATTGGAAGGGCCAGAAAGCGAGCAGCATCCCGAGAGGAGGAAGAAAATTAATCCCTATAATAAATTAAGGTCTCTTGTTGAAGTGCGAGGCACTGAAAGTGAGGCAAAAGGAAAAAAATAGAAAAAATTAACCTCTTTTTTTGAGAGGTGTAAATACTTATAGACACGGAGTTTAAATTATGAGCAAATTTGATAGTATTTCTGAGCTTCTTCCAGAAGGACTTACTGAAGAGACAGTCGAAGAGATCGCCACTTTAGTTGGTAAAGTTATTTCAGAAGAAGTTGAGGACCGAATAAAAGACCTGGAGAACAAGGTTCACGGGTTTCTTCGTCTAAAAATTGATGAAGTAAAATCTCATGCCTTGGGTGAGCTTGAGCAAGAAAACGAGACTTTCAAGAATGCTCGTATTTTTGAATCTTTAAAAGCATTAATGGCTTTGGAGCTTAACTCTGGTGATGAAGATACTGCGATCACTCAAACACGCAAAGAGTTTGATGAGATCCAGGAAGAGAATAATGTTCTTGTGAGTGAGTTGAATTTAGCCTTAACTGAAACTTCGAAACTTGAAAACACTTTAAGGGTTCTTTCTGAGAAGATTGAACTTTTAGAGGATGAAAAATACACTCTTCAAGAGTCTGTAGAAGAACTTGAAGAGTCCGCTAGACTTCCCTTTGAAAGTAATGAAAGGGCAGTTGTTATCTCCGAGCAGATCGACGTAGATCATACAGAGGTAATGGATAAAGTAGTTGAGACTCGTGGAAATGAATTCCTCAACGAAGAAATGATGGCTTTTATGCCCTTTAAAAAATAATCGGAGATTATAATTATGAATATTGATGTTAATGGCAGTGTTGCCAATGATACAGTTGATAAGTGGTCTCCTGTATTAGAAGGAATTGACAGCGAGTATACAAGAAAGTGTACTGCACAACTTTTGGAAAACCAAGCTAAGGCTATCATCTCTGATAGACTTAATGAGGATATGACAGCGGATATCGGTGGTGCTACTACCGTTGGTCGTTTAGGCACTTTCCAAAAATTTGCATTCCCCCTTGTTCGCCGTGTCTATCCTGAGCTAATCGCCAACAATATCGTTGGGGTGCAGCCTATGCAGGGACCCGTATCACAGATTTTCTATCTTGGTAATGCAAGACGAGGAGCGACAGAAGGTGGGGCTTCTAACCCCGAACTACTCTACAGTAAGTACAACTTAACCTACAACGGTAGAGTTGCACAGCCTGTCTTTAGTGGCGGTAACTGGGATCTCGACGACTGGGGCAAGACGACTGCTGGGACAAGTGGTACTAACGTCTCGTCCCTTATTGGTAGTATTCCAGGGAACGAGGGCGGCTTCGGAGCAGGTTCTGGTGTTGCTTCTGCTACGCTTGGAGGCTTTATTGCCAACTTCCCAACTCCAGGTGTAGCCCGTGGCATTGCTACTGGTCCTGCATCCTTAATGGGATTCAACGTATCGGCTGGTGAACGACTTACAAGTTCTGGTATTCCAGAAATGCTCTTTAACATTGAGCAGCAGCCTGTCGCAGCCCGTACCCGTAAGATGAGAGCCCTTTGGACTCTTGAAGCTTCACAAGACCTTAAGGCTTATCACAACCTTGATCTTGAGCAAGAACTTACCGATCTTCTTGGTAAGGAACTTCGCCTTGAAATCGACCGTGAAATCATTGAGGATATTAGAATGCTTGCTTATGGTGTAGGTAAAAATACTGGAACAGCGGGTGGTATGTTAGGTTGGGACAAGTCTGCTCTTGACCAAAGTTGGAGCAATCCGGATGGTCAACCTGGGAACAACGGTCCTAATCTCAGCTTCGCTCCTGATTTCCAAAGTGCTAGTGGTTTCAACTATGATATGGCTAATGCTTATGGCAACGGTGGTACTGGTACTAACGGCAACTATGATAACGTCTTCCTTATCGACTTCTCATCGTCTGCCCTAGACTTCGCACCACAGCATGTTGGTCAGGTATACGCTAACCTTATGGCACTTTGCCAGAGGGTTGCCACTGATATCTACAAATCCACTCTTCGTGGTCCAGGTAACTTCATGGTCACTTCTCCAACTGTCGCTGCTATGCTTCATGCCGCAGCTAAGATGGAAGGCGGTATTGAAAGAGCCGATGGTCCTACTAATATCAAAGGAGCCCGTGTTGAGTACAAGGGCAAGCTTGGTGGTCAGTTCGATCTTTATGTTGATCCTATGTATCCTGAGGACGAAATCCTTATCGGTTACAAAGGCGCTAATGCAATGGATTCAGGTTACGTATATGCACCATACATCCCACTCCAGCAAACTCCTACCATCACGGACCCCGAGAGCTTCCAGCCTCGTAAGGGTATCATGACTAGGTACGGTAAAGCTGCAGTGTCACCTTCTTCTAGATTCTATAGAATCATTAGAATTATTGGTCCTACTGCGAACTACCTCTTCACACCATTCTACGCTGTGAAGAATAACGCTTACGCATAGTAGATAACTAAGAGTTAGATAAACAAGGGTGGGGGGAACATCCCTCCACCCTTCTCTTTTTATTTGAGGTATAAATGTATAAATATCAGAGCAAATGTAAGTTTAGAATGCTAACTACTATAGGGGATAAAATTGTAGAGATTCGTCCTAAACAAATTATCCAATCTAGTAAGGAGATTCAAAATCCTTATCTGAGTCTAGTTAAACCAGACAAAACCCCTAAACGAGGTAGACCTAAGGTAGATAAGAATGCAGTACAATGTTCAGAACAATCACCCGCACATACCGAAACCACTACTTAACGGGTACGGTACGAGCTTTGGTGCCTACGGGGGAATTGAACTAACTGAATACACCCCCGAAGGAGAGATTAACGCTCCTTTATTAAACAGATTAACTACAGAAGACGCGACCGAATTCACAGAGTTTGAGACTGTAGTTAAAGATTATATCATTGGGATGTTAGGCTATCCCGTAATTAGGGTAGAGCTTACCCCCTTCCAGTTGAAAGTATGCGTTCAGGAAGCTATTAATAAGCTTAATTACCATGCTCCTTTGTGGAGCTTACAGTACGCGGCTTTTGATGCCTCGGCGGGACAAAATATTTATGAGCTTCCTTTGTACATGATCCAGAATCTGGAGAATGTATACTATAGAAAAACCTTACTCACTATTGCTGCAGGGGCAGGCACTTTAGAGTTTGATTTCTTTATTAAGTATTTCCAGGACAACTTCTTGTTCGGGAATATGCGCGTGGGTGAGTTCTATTTAATGCAACAAACCTTGGAGATGTATAGAAAAATTCTAGGGGCTGATGGTGGTTTTAATATCGTGGGAGGTAAATATGTTCAAATTTATCCTGCGCCTGCTATGACCCCAGAAAAAGTTATCCTAGAGTATAGGGCTCTTGATTCGAATACTATCCAACCTGCCTATTTAAACTGGATTCAGCGGTATGGGTTAGCTGTAGCGAAGGGAGTTTTAGGTCAAATTCGAGGAAAATTTGTCACCGTTCCCTCTCCAGCGGGAGGTGCCCAACTGAACGGACAACAGCTTTCTATGGAAAGCGAGAAGGAAAAAGTGGCTTTAATCGAGGAATTATTGATGGAGATTGAAGAGCCTCCCTGCTTCTCTACATTCTAATGGTTAGAAAGAAAGATTTATTTAAGGTTTCGACTAAGATGCCCCCTCTTCCTGAGCTAAAAGGGAAGAGTGCGCTCTCTTTTTTCGATCAAGAGAATGCGGACATCAACCTGTTCAATCTTATTGATGATGAGCTTATTAGGATCTCTGGGTCGGAGCTACTTTACTATAAATTCTATCAAACAAACGACTACGATGAGGTTTATCTCGAATCTCGTACTAAGCCAATAGCTACGAGCCCTTTAGATGTGTATGGACATTACGAGCCGAAGCCTTTAGAGCAAAACTTAACTGAGTTCGGTTTAGAGTTAACTAACGATCAGCTATTCGTGTTCAATAAATCATATATCAATCTTCAATTAGGGCGAGATCCTATTGAGGGGGATATAATTAAACCTAAATTTCAGAACCAAAAGTATGAAGTCTTTGAGGTGCAAGAAGACGGGTTCCAAATCTATGGGGTCTACCATATAATTTGCATTGCTAAACTCCTCCGTGATGAGATTCAGGTGGTGGATGAGCCCTACACTAAGAAGACTGAAGATGTTGGGGGATATCTTGATATAGATCATGTCTGAAGCCCCTTTTGTTTCTAATATTCTAGTAGATACTGATTTATCCTCTGTAGTAATGTCAGATGTAACCAGTAAAGAGTATATGTTAAACCTTATTCAGCAAATGAATAAGAAAATGGTCATTCCTATTAATGGGTATAAAGAAATTGTACGCTTTTTACTGAATGAATTTAATGATCTTCCCTATCTGAATCATGAGTTAGAAACCATTAAGGTTAAGTGTAGGTATGGTAATCCAGAAAGAACCATAGCTAAATTCAAAGAAGATGACAACATGATCCTTCCTTTGCTTACGGTGTCTCAAGACTCTATTGTAGAAGATGATGCTCGTCGTAGGTTTTATCCTGTGATTATGAACAATACTTATTTCAATAAGGACACCCAACGGGCTGAGAGGATAATAAGCCTCTGTGACAGGCCTGTGACAATAAGATACAATATTAATATTTGGACAAAATATATGGAAGATATGGATCAGCTTTCCCAGCAGGTAAGACTCCAATTCAATCCTTCTATTCAACTTCGAACTAAGTTTAGTCATGATAGTAAAGTATTCTTAGCAGCAGAGACTAATAATTATGCATTTTCTTTAGCCGATAGGGAAGACCGTATAATCAGAAAAACCTTTGTGGCTACGGTAGAAACCTATGTTAGAAGTCCAAAATTTAGAATAACATCTACAGGAAAGATAGAAGAAATCAACATTGAAGCAGGGATATCCTAGTTTTTTTATCACTATTAGACTTGTTATTTACTAAATATAATAGAGGTAATTATGAAATTATTAACCAACGATAGTTTACAAAGATTAGAAGTTTATTTTGATACTAACAGCGGATCAGACAGGCGATGGATTATGCCCAAGGAAACTTTAATGGTTCCTGCATCTTTTATTAGCCACCAAGTTAGAGTACTATCACAAAGGAGAATGATTAGCATTAAAAACGCTTAGGAGATAAAATATGGCAAGTTTCGTTAGTCCAGGTGTATACGTTGTTGAGAAAGATATCAGTGATTATACCCCTGCTGTAAACCCAACTGTGGTGGGTGTTGTTGGTTTTGCAACCAAAGGCCCAGTAAACGTACCTACTTTAATAACCAGTCAAGAAAACTTGATTCGCGCATTCGGGAGACCCACTGATGATCTTGCAGGTCAAGGTATTGAAGGCGCATTAGAGATACTTGAAACTGCCAACCAAACTTACTACGTTAGAGGTGCAGTGCCCGATGGGCCTAATGCCGCAACGGTGGCTGCTGGTAATGTAGAAGTGGGAACATGTCCTAACACTACGATTGCTAATAGTGTTGGAGTAACTGCTGACAAAACTCACGTTATCCGAGTACAAGTAACTGATTCCAATGGGGTAAAGCAATATGCTGTTCCCCGTGATTTCTATGTTCCTTTTGGTGGTACTGTAGCAGACGGGTTTACTTCTTTTGGTGAGGTCTTTAAAGCTATTGGAGGCAACCTCGATGGTGATAAGGTAGGAATTCATAAAGATGGAACCGCCACTGCCATAGTCGGTTTCGCAGCAGGTGCTAACGCTGAACTTGGTGTTAGCGGCTTTGAGGTTGCTGCTGATGGAACCCTTGCAGAGGCACCTATTATCGGAGGGGCAAACACAAAAGACGTAATAGGTACTACTACTGTTGCGGTAGGTACAGCAAACGGTGTATCCTATGTGGTCAACTCTTTATGGCCTGGAACTGGCTATAACACGGCTACTCTCCCTGATGGAAGCATTGTAGGAAACTCAATCTCCGTTCAATCAGTTGGAGGTGGCAATAATATCCTGAATGTAAATGAGAATGGTATTGCTGATGAATCTTTCAAAGTATCCTTCCAAGCATCAGGTAGCCAAATTACGGAAGTAATTAATACAGGAAATGTTGATCCCACTTCTGAGTTTATTAAAGGAAGCTTCTTTGTTGGTACTGGCCTCCAACCTGTAACCCTTGAGGATCATCCTTTCAACGCTTCAATAGGAACTATCTTCTTTGGTACTGACGTAACCAACACTAATAAATTCGCCAAGCTTGTTGGTGGCACTACCCTTTTAGCAGACGGGACAAACGGTGATGGAACAAATGAAGATGAAGAAACAGCCGCTCTTATAGGGGTTGTTAATGAAACAGGTAGAACAGGACTGCAGGCTCTTCTTAATGAGACTGTCCCTATTACTATCGGTATTGTCCCAGGAATTACTTCCCAAGCTGTTCAGAATGAACTTGTTACATTAGCCGAGAGATCAGGAGACTTCTTGGCTGTTTTAGGAACTCCTATCGGAGTGGGTGGTGTAGGTGATGCTATTGCATTCGCTAACGGCCAAACAACAGGAAGAACAGCAGCCCTTAACAGTTCGTATGCTGCTCTTTACTTCCCTGCAGTAAAAGTTTACCAACCTACTATGCGGAAAGACATCTGGATGGACCCAGCAATCTTTGCTGTGCGTCAGATGGGGTATACTGACACTGTATCTGACCTATGGTTCGCTCCTGCTGGTTTTTCGAGGGGGCGTTTAACTAAGCCTGTTGATACTGAAGTAGATATTAATCAAGGTGATAGAGACAGCATGTATAGCGGAGGCAATGTTGTTAACCCCATCGTTAACTTCCCCCTTCAAGGTATTACTATTTTTGGTCAACGTACTACACAGAGAGCCCCCACCGCATTAGATCGAATTAATGTAAGACGATTAATGATTTACATTAAGAGAGTCATTACTGCATCAACACAACGCTTTGTATTTGAGCCTAACGATAAGGTAACTCAAGAAAGAATCCAACAGCTACTTGTTCCTCTCTTTGAGGATATTAAGAGACGTAGGGGAATTACTGAGTTCAAGGTAGTCTGTGATGAGACTGTTAATACTCCAGTGAGGGTAGATAGAAATGAGCTTTGGTGCAAAGTGCTTATCAAGCCTACCAAGGCTGCAGAGGTTCTTGTATTCGAGCTTAACATAACAAACCAATCCGCTAGTTTAGGATAATTTAGGAGACTATAAATGGCAGACGCATATTTTTTAAATAATGATGAGGCAGTAGCCCGTACTATTAATGGGGAGCAGCCCACAACCCCCCTCATTTCGACTGAGTTAGACTCAGTACGAGCTTATCAATGGGAAATTTCTTTCTTTTTTGGACAGAAAGATCCCGTTGGTTTCGTACAAAAGCCTCTAACATTAGCTGCTAAGCAAGTTAATGGTATTGGGATGAATGTTGATACCATTGAAGTAAACAGAGTTAATGACAAAGTTTACTATCCTGGTCGCCCAAGCATGGAGGAGTTGGTAGTAACTTTTGATAACTTACAAAGAACTAAAGTTGACAAGCTTTTGTATGAACTATTTGCCCTTACCTATGATCCTAGAACAGGGGCTTTAATGAGTGCTAAAGTTCCTGGAGAGAGTGGGACCCTCCCCTCCTTCAAGAATGAAATTCAAGTTACTCAACTCACAGGAGAAGGTAAACCACGCAATGTTATTCGTTTGTTCGGAGCTTACCCCATGAAGATAGTACATGGAGAATATAACTACTCCACTAACGACTTTCACACCATTGAAATGACATTCAAGTACGATTACTTTGTCAATACTAACAATAAGACCGGGACCGTTAACAGTACAGTAGGATAATAATTAAAAGTCAAATTTATAAACCCAACTCGTGTGGATGC